TCTACGCCGGGGCTCAGTGGCCGAGTTACGCGGCTCGGGTGGTGACCGTCGCAACCCTGCGGCGGGTGTTCGGCGCGGGGCTCGACCTGCTGCGGGGGGCCGGGACCGAGGGGGCCGACCCTGACGACCTGCTGGCCGAGGGGCTCGCCAAACTGGCCCAGGCCCAGGAGCGCCGGGTTGGGGATCAACTCGCCCCGACCCTGGCCGAGGTGGCCCCGAACTGGTTCGAGTCAGTCACGACCGAAAGACCGTCCGCATGGTCGACCGGGTGGGGCTCCCTCGATTCGCTGCTGGGGGGTGGACTGCGGCCCGGGCAACTCGTGGTGGTGGCGGCTCGGCCCGGTGTGGGAAAATCCGTCGCGCTGCAGGGTCTCGCGGTGGCACTCTCGCGGGCTGTCGGGGTGGCGTGGTTTTCGCTGGAGATGGCCGAGGCGGAAGTGTTCGGGCGGCTTGTGGCGGCCCAGTCTCGCATCGACGCGGGCAAGCTGGCCCGGCTCAACAACCTTGAAGAACACGACCTCAACGCCGCAATGGAGGCGGCGGAATTCCTCAAGGGGCTGCCGATCCGGCTGGACGACCGACCCCACGGGCTCGACACGATCCGGGGGCTGACCCGGCTACATGCCCGGCGGGACGGGGTGCGGGCGCTGCTGGTGGACTATCTGCAACTGATCGACCCGACAGCGGCAGAGCGGAAACTGCCCCGGGAACAGGTGGTGTCTGGTTTCTCGCGGCAGTTGAAGCAACTGGCGAAGGAAATCGGCGGGGTGTGCATCGTCGCAGCCCAACTGAACAGAGCACTCGAAGGACGGCAGGACAAAAAGCCCCTGCTTTCAGACCTGCGGGAATCCGGGGCGATCGAACAGGATGCCGACCTCGTGGTGATGCTCGACCGCCCCTCGATGTACGACCCGGACGCGGATCCGTCCGAGATCATTTTCCACATCCGGAAACACCGAGGGGGCCGGACTGGCGAAGTCCGCCTGCGTTGGTCCGGGGCTCGATTCGCGATCACTGACGACCTGGCCGACCCACCCAGCAGCGGGGGGTTCGATGCCTGATGTGTTCGTGGTGACCCTCGAAGCCCTCCCAGGCGATGGGGTTCCTTCCGAAGTACGACTTCGGCGGTTGTTGAAATACGCCATCCGGGCAACCGGTCTCCGGTGTGTCGGTCTCGCCACGCCCAGCCCCCCAAACTGTTCAAAAATTGAACAATCGACAGGAACGGGGCCAGAATGCCCCACAACGCATCCGGGCAACCGGATGACCAAAGACACCAACCCACCCACCAGAACGCGAGGAAGGCGGCAAAATGGAAGCGACGCAAGCACGGACTGACGACTACGACGCGCGGCGGTGGGCAACCGAGGCGGAAACGGCCCTGGCGACCGTCGCCAACCCGTCCCTTCCGTTCGGTCGACTCCCCCTCCCCCCAGAACCAAGGGACCCCGCCCCGGAACTGGTCCAACTGGCCCGGGTGTGGACTGCCCAAGTCCCAGGCATGACGACCCCCAAAGAGGCGGCGGTGCGGATCCTGGCCGATGGCGGCGGGGGGAACTTTCCGGGGCTCCGGCTCGCGGTGGAACAGACCCTCGGGCGACTGGCCGAAGCGATCGACCTTCGCTTGCGGCGGCTCGGGCTCGAAGCCCCTCGGGAAGCGGGGCTGATTTCCCCAAGCTGGTTCCCGGCGGTGGGGCAGTACCTCGGGAATCCCCTGACAGTCCCGTCTGTTCCCCTGCTGGCGCTGGGGTGGGACACGATCGACCAACTTCCCCCGGGGCACTGGCTGCGGGACGCCGTCGCCAACCTGCGGGAGCATTCCGGGGGGTTCATCCTCGGGCCGGGGGGCCGGGACCTTCTCGGGAACGTGACCCCGAAACCGTTCTACCCCCTGGCCCTGGCCCAGCAACTGACCGGGGAAGCCCTCCGGCGACAGCAGCAGCGGGCAGAGCGGGACCGGCAGGAACTCGAACGGCAGATACCCCGGAACATCGCCCCTGACCCGTTCGAGAAGGTGACCCGGAACGAACTGGAAAACCGGCTGCGGCAACTCGAAGCACGGCTTGCCGAACTGGTTCCCAAGCAAGGGGAGGTGTCTTGAGATGGCAGCAAAACCGCGACCGATCGAAGAGATTCTGATTCAGGCACTGGCGGCGGGTGCTTCTCGGGCCGGGGCGGCTCGGGCTGCGGGATGCTCGACCCGGACGGTTCACCGGCGGCTTGAAGATCCAGAGTTTGCCCGGAAGGTGACCCAGGCACGGACTGCGGCCCTTGATGACTGCTTCGGGCGGCTGACCAAGGCGGCCCCTGTGGCGATCGGGACCCTCGAAGCCCTGCTGAAGGTGGAAGACTCGCCAGCGATTCAACTGGGGGCAGCGAAAGCACTTCTCGAAGCCCTGACCGTGTTCCGGCGGGACGTGTCTTTCGAGGGACGACTGCAGGAACTCGAACAGGCGGCCCAGGCGATTTCCCAGGGGGTGGCCCGATGATTGTTCCGTTCGCTGTGGTGGTGGAATTGTGGGGCCGGAAGATGCTCGCCCTTCTCCCCCCCATGTCAAAACAGCAACGCGCGAGACTCGAAAAGGAACTCGCCGCGGTAGTCCAGCGGGCTCGGGACGGTGAATACACCCTCGGGGCCAATCAACCCGAGTTGTTCAACGAATGCTCGGCCGAGTTCATGTCGGCGATGTGCTTAGCGGGCGAGACGTTCAAGCAGCAGCAGCAGCAGCAGCAGCAGCAGCAGGGGGACGCCCCCCGCCCTGATGACCCTGGCCCCAATGGAATCGGGCCGGGTGGACTGCGGATCAAGTTCTGAAACGGAGAACCACGCGATGCGGAAGACACCACGGACGATTGAAGCACGACTCGCGGCCCTCGAAGCGGTTCTCGAAGCACTCCCCGAACGGCAGACCGAGGCGGGGGCTACGGCGCTGATGGAAGTGGTTCTCGATGGGACCGAGTTCGACCCACAGACCTGCGCAGACCTGACCGCCGAATATGTCCGGCTGGTCCGGGGCCGACCGGTTCCCAGAACTCCGGCCGAGATCCGGGGGGAAGCGGACTGGATGGAACAGGCTTCCCCCGCCCTGCTCGAGGTGCTGGCGGCAGCATGGGACAGGGAAGCGGAGAATCTCGCCTCGACGCGCGGCGGATAACTCCGAAACTCTCACGACCAACACCACGCCCCCCAGGTGGGGCCATTCATCAGCACGGAAGGAACTCGACTCATGGGACAGCAAATCCACGAACTGCGGGGAGTCATCCAAGGGGACGCCTCGGGGTGGCTGCGGGCGGTGAAGCAGTCCATCGACGCGGGCAAGACATTCGCGGCGCAGTGGGGGCAACTGGCCAGCGACATCACGACGGTTACAACGCGGATCGGGGCCGGGGCGGCTGCGATGGCTACGGCGATCGGCACGGCTGTCGCGGTGACCGGCGGGAAGTTCAACGCCCTGAAAGAGAATGCCACGGTAGCTTTCACGACGATCCTCCGGGATGGGGCCAAGGCCCGGACGTTCCTCGAAGAGTTGCAGAAGTTCGCGGCCGAGACGCCCTTCAGTTTCGGGGGGCTGATCAAGAATTCTCAATTCCTGCTCGCGACCGGCACCAACCTGGCCGAGATCATTCCCACCCTGCGGATTCTCGGGGACACCATGGCGGGTCTCGGGAAGGGGGAGGAAGAGTTGAAGCTGGTGGCTACGGCCCTGGCCCAGATTCGCAGCTCGGCCAAGCTGTCAGCGGCGGACATGGCCCAACTGACCAACCAAGGTATCCCGGCTTGGCAGATGCTCGCGGATGCGATCGGGAAGAGTGTCGGGGAAGCGCGGAAGCTGTCCGAGGCGGGAGCATTCACCGGGGAACAGGCTTTCCAGATCCTGACCGGGGGAATGCAGCAACGTTTCGGGGGCGGGATGGCGGCCGCCTCGGGGACCTTCGATCAGATGCTCTCGAACCTGAAGGACACCTTCGACATTCGGGCGGCAGAGATCACCGGCGGGCTGTTCGCGTCCCTCAAGAAAGTCTTCCGCGACCTGCTGGACTATCTCGGCTCGGGGCAGTTCGACGCGGTGGTCAAGAACCTGGCCGAACGGTTCGCGATGGCAGGGGCGGCTCTCGAACAGGCTTTCGGGAACAACCGACAGAGAATCGTTCAGGCATTTACCGATGGGCTCTCGGGGCTCGCCGATGGGGTGACCAACCTTGTGCAATGGTTCCGGGAATCCGGGCCGGCGCTCGGGGGGTTCATTTCCACAATGGGCGACGCTGTCCGGGCGGTGGGCTCGTTCGTGGCCCAGCATCCCCAGGTAGTGGCGTTCCTGGCGGTGTGGAAGGGGGCGGAAATGCTCGGGGTGGTGTCTCTGGTCCGAACGTTCCTCGGGCTGTTGGGCAGTGGAGTCTCGGCCCTGGCCAGTTTCGCGGCTGCGATGCGGACGGGCGGACAAGCGGCCGAGGCAGCGGCCGGGGGAATCGGGCGGGCGACTACTGCGGCCGGGGCCCTCCGGGGGGCTCTCGCGGCGGGGGTGGCGTCGGCAATCGTCGCGGGATTCTTCATGGTGCTCTCGAGCGCGGCGGCCGACCTGCGGCAGGAACTCGCCGCGGTGCGGGCGGAAGCGGAGAAGGTGCGGGGGCTCGGTCTCGAAAAGATCCGGGCGGGTGTTCAGCAGTCCGAGGGGCTGACCGATCCGGGGGCACGGGCGAACGCCCTGCAGCAAGACCTGGCGGCGGCTCAGCAGGAATTGAAACTCGCCCAGGCGGACATCGCCAACCGGCGGAAGGAACGCCAGACGGTGGAAGGGGAGATGACCTTCGGGGACCGAGTGTCGGCCCTGCTGCCCGAGGGGCTCGGGGGGTTCGACGCGCGACGCGAACGGGATGCCGAACTTGCCAAGGCCGAGGCGCGGTTCACTGCGGCTTCCAATGCGGTCTCGGAGATCGAAGCGAAACTCCAGCAGGCGAAGCAGGCGGCAACCGGGCCGGGGCTCGCGGCACAGCAACCCGCCCCCCAGGCGGTGCAGGTGGACCTCGACACCGAGGGGACCCGGAAGCGGGCCGAAGATGCGGTGAAGGAATGGAATCGGCTCGTGGAAGACGTAACCGGCAAAATGGAAGGCATGGCCCTGAAACTGGCCGATATGGGGCAGTACATGGACCCCATGCAGATCCAGATGGTAGCCGACTCCATGCAAAGGCTCGGGGACGCCCTGTTGAATGGCGAGATCACCCAAGGCCAGTTTGACCGACTCGCCAGCGGGCTGCAGCAGGTGGCGGACCGGGCGGGCGATTTCTCCGAGAAGATCCAGAACGCGGCGGACAACGGGAAACTCTCGGCCGACCAACTGGACGCCCTCAACGGTTCGCTCTCCGGGCTGCTGGGGCAGTATCAACAGGGGGCGATTACAGCCGATGGGTTCCGGCGGGGGCTCGCGGACCTGGCCGAAACAATGGACGCGGCCACGCGGGAAACCGAACGGCAGACAGCAGCGGAAGAACGGAAGCGGCTGCTCTCCGGGCAGTTCACCGGGGACGAATTCAAGACCGCGCTTGAGGATCGCATCATCGCGTTCCGTCGCCAGCAATTCCAAGCACTGGTGGACATGCAGTTCAAGCAATGGCAGGGGCTGAACGGAATCCTGACCGACACGGGCAACCGGTTCGGGCAGCTCGGGGCCGGGATGCAAAACTTCGGGACCCAGGTGCAACGCGCGAACGGGTTCCTGCAGGGGTTCGGCGGTGGGGGCGGGGGCGGTATGAACTGGAACAGCATCGCGGCGGCTTTCAACAGCCCCCAGGCCCAGCGGGACATGCTGTTCAACGAACTGCAAATGTTGCTGCAATACTTCCGGCCGAACTCCAGCCCCTACTCGATGGGGCTCGACCCCGAACGGGCGGCCCGGTATCAGGGGCGAATTGACGAGATCCAATCGATTCTGAACGCCCCTCCCCCGCCCCCGATGTTCACCGGCATCTCGGGCGACCAAGTCATCGGGGACCCCGGGTTACAGTCCCAGTCGGCCCGGGCTGGTGGCCCCGGAAACTTCACCATTCACGCCCCCAACCTGACCCGCATTTCCCAGAGCGAGATACGCAACCTGACCGACGCTATCGGCCAAGAACTCCAGCGACAGGGGCGGCGGTTGTAATCACCAGCGGCGGCGGCGGGCTCGTTCGTGTCGGTCTTCAGTTTTTTCGAAAGGGGAAAGCGCTGTGGGATGTGCGTCTTGTTTCTACGTCTGGAAGGTGATTCGCGAGGCGGCGGGTTCGGATGCGCTGGAGTTCTACGACCCCGGGCCGGGGACGGTATCCGGGGCGCGGTACGCTCGCCATGCCCAGGGGCCAGCCCCCTCGGGGAACAGCCTGTTGGTGCTGACCGATGTTCCCAACACCCTCGGGGTGCTGCTCGATGCCAACGGGTATATCTCCAGTGTCTTCTCGGTCTCGGGGGTGACCCTGGCATTTCCTGTGGCGGCTTGGAACGGCTCGGGGGTGGTGTGGATCGGGGAGCGGGACCTGTTGGGCGGATCGGGCCGGGTGACCTGGCGATCGTTCAATCTGTCGGGAACGCTCCTCGGGGGGTTCAACGGCACTACGCCAGCATCCACCACGCCGCAAAACGTAGCCTGTGACACCTCGGGGAATCTGGTGGTGTGCAACGCATTTGAGACGGAGCGGCGGAACACCTCGGGGACCCTGCTGAACAGCATGTCGAACGGGGGTTACAACCTGGCCCTCGATTCCTCGGGGAACGTGACGATCGGGAACGGTCTCGCCCAACTGGCCAGTTACACAAGCTCGTTTGCGTTTCGCTGGTCCGTCACCAGCCCCGGGGGATTCTCACAGTACGGTTCTGCGGTGGATTCCTCGGGGAATGTGTTTCTCGCCTATGCCGACACCTCGGGCGGTTTGAACCTGCGGCAGCACTCCAGCAGCGGGGCAATCAACTGGACGGCGGCCCTTCCATTCTCCGGGGGCTCGGCTCGCGTGGAAGATGTATGGTCCGATGGCAGCAACGCTTACTTGGTGGCCGTCGACGCTGCTGGAGTTGCTCACCGGCTGAAGTACAATTCCTCGGGCTCTCTGCTGTGGGATGAACTCATCTGGTGGAGTGAAGGGTACACCGCGCCCAAGACGATGCGGGGAACGGGTAGCCTAATCACTTACGGCGGGGTGAGATGAGACGGGGCGGAGAAATTCGCCTATGCTAGGCTTGCAGTACAATGGCGGGCTAGTATAATTCCACCCAGCGGCGGGACGACCCGCCAATCAGTTTCCCCCCGATTCACTTCCAACGGAGTTCACGACATGCGGACCAAGACGACCCCGACGAAGAAGACCCAGGCCAAGAAGACCCGGACGAAGAAGACCCGCATCCCTCGGTTCGATGGCGACTCCCGAACTTTCCTCGTGGTTGACGATAACGGGGAGGTGGAATACGGGCCGACGATGTACGGGTATTGTCACCAGCGGCTGCGGGGCGCTCTCAACTGGAAAGGGAGGATCGTTCACAAGAGCGACCCGGGCCGCGCCCTTCCAGTCCCGAAAGACTCCCAGCAATGGAACGACCTCAAACCCCTGTGGGAACCTCTTGTGAATGGAGGCTTGTCGAACTGAACAGCGGAGAAACGCCCCCCGGGACCGGAACGCCTCGGGGGGCTCGTGGGCTCGACTCGAACACTTCACGATCATTCAGGCAAACGGAGACAGGGGAATGGGAACGCAACTCGACATCGCGTCGAAAGCGAAGCGGTACAGGTGGGACGCGGAAGAATTGCGGCGGGTAGCTTTCCACGAAGCGGGGCACGCGGTGGCCTATGCTGTTGTGTGGGGACCCTCGCACGTGACACACGTGGAAATCGAAGAAGTAACCGCTGAATACGGCTGCTTTGTGCAGGGACATGCAGGCTATGAGCGGGTGTGGATTCCGCAAGGATCGACGCCCTATGAGCGATGGCAGCGACTGCTCAGCGCGATGTGTACATGTTCCGGCCCTTGGTTCGATCATCAGGCGGACGGGGACCAGTGGAGTTTTCACGACTGGTGGATTGCCGATGAGGACGCTTTCGCGTGTGACGAAGAGGGGGAACCAGATATGACCTTGGACGGGAACAGGGTGCTGTTTCTGTCTGGTGACACCCCAGCAGAGCGGAAGCGGTTTCTTTCATACCTCGACCGACTCACCAATCAGTTTTGCAGTCACCCCACGATACAGGCGGGGGTTGATGCCCTGGCGGCAGAACTGATCAAGATGGGACCGGGCCGGATGGAGGGGGAAACCGTTGGCGATATCTTGGAATCGTCGATGGGGATTATCTACTTGGATAACCTCGGGCCGACGTGGAAGCGACGGCTTCGCGACGTGGCGCGGGCGATTCATCGGGCTTGTGATGCGAATGCGGAAACGGTGCTGATGTAGGCTTGCGGGCTCGCCCCGTTCGCCATTCCTGAAAACGGGTGGCGGGCGGGGTTATTCTACGCTTGCATTACACTGGCGACCGATTACAATACAATCAACACGACCGGCAACGCGGGTTCCCTTCTCTTCTCTCGGGAGTTCAAGTCAGATGACCAAAGCAGGCAACGAACTGGCCCAGGCGGTGGCGAAGGACGGCTTCGAGAAGTACGGGGAGATGCCCTTCGGGTGCGGGGTGGCGGGTTACGCCGGGGCTCTCGATGGGGCGCTGATTCTGTTCGATAACTGCCCCCTGTGGGACGATGCCCGCGACCTGCAACTGAACGAACTGCGGGCGATGCTCGCGGCCCGAGGTATCAACGAACTGGGGTTCGCCAGCTTTCCCCCCTCCGGCCCCAAGGCGGGACATTCCATCGGGCTGGTGTTCGACTGCGGGGCGGAACAGAAGGAACTGATTCGCGACACGTGGAAGCGATTGTGCGAGAAGACCCAGGCGGCCCGGTCTCGCCCTCGGTGGATGCCCGCCAAGGCTCGCAAGCGGACGACCGACACGGAAGACTTTGCGGCCCGACTGCTGGCGGGACGGAGCGACACATGAGCGGACAGCACGACCGATTCAACCCCGCAGATGACCGGGCCGGCGCTCGGGGCTGCGTGACCCCCTCGGGTGCATGGGATGCAATGGGGGAAGCGGATAAGCTGGACGGGAAAGCCCTTCCCGAGGAACGGGGGGGCGGGAACTCGAACAGCGAAGGATGGGGAGCGATGGCGGATCTTGTGGAGCAACTCCGGCGGGCAATGGATGACAGCGGGCTCACGACCTACGCGATTGCCAAGCAGAGCGGGGCGAACATCGATTCGCTGTACAGGTTCCGCAACGGCGAAGCGGACCTGACACTATCGGCGGCTTCCAAGCTGGCCCAGGCCCTCGGGCTGAAGCTGGTGGGGGCGGACGGGAAAGAGATCAAGGGGGCGCGGCCGAAGCCCCAGGAACGCCCCCAGGCGACCGCCAGAGCGACGCGGAAGCGGGCGACGCCCAAACGACCGAAGAAGTAACTCGAACCACGGACAGGGGAACAGGGGATGGCGAAAGTCTACAGGGATGGCGACGGTTGGAAGCTGGTCTTCACCGATCACCGGCGGACGCGGCGGACACTGCGGCTTGCCCGGCTGCCGAAGAAGGAACTCGAAAGTGTCGGTCGGCGGATCGAATTGTTGGTGGTCTCAAAGATCAGTGGGGAAGCCCTCGACACGGAAACGGCTCGGTGGTTGGCGAACACGGGGGACGAACTGCGGGACCGACTGGTCCGGCTCGACCTGTGCTCCCCCAGGCAGCAGCAACCGGTTCGACACCTCGGGGAGTTCATCGCCGAATACATCGACGCCCAACAGGTGAAGCCCCTGACCAAAGTGATGATGCGGCAGACCAGAACGGCACTGGTGGACTACTTCGGGGCAGAGCGGAAGCTGGGGGACATCTCCGAGGGGCAAGCGATGGAATGGAACTGGTGGATGCGCAGCCCCACCGAGAAGGGGGGCCACGGGGTGGGGGAGATGACCGCGCGGCGGAACTGCGGGCGGGCTCGCCAGTTCTTCGGCCACGCCCTGGCCCTCGGGCTGGTCGACTCCAACCCGTTCAAGAATGCCAAGTTGGCCACCCAGGTAGGGCCCTCCCCAGCGGCCCGGGATTTCTTCGTGACCCGGGAACACTTCGAAGCCCTGCTGGCCGAATGCCCTGACCAAGAATGGCGGGCGATCCTGGCACTGTCGCGGATCGGGGGGCTACGCATCCCCTCGGAACTGAACGGGCTGACCTGGCGGGATATCAATTGGGACCGGGGGACGGTGCTTGTTCGCTCGCCCAAGCTGGAACGGTACGCGGGGCGGGAGACTCGATTGGTTCCCCTGTTCCCCGAACTGCGGCGGGAACTGTGGGACCTGCTGACGATCCGCGGGACCGGGCCGGATGACCTCGGGGACAAAGTCATCAGCGGGCGACGATGCCGCAACGCCAACTTGCGGACCCAGTTTCACCGGATGTGCGAACGGGCGGGTGTGCCGAAGTACCCGAAGCCCTTCGCCAATGCCCGGGCGACGCGGGCGACCGAACTGGCCGAGGGGTTCCCCCTGCACGTCGTAACGGCGTGGATGGGCCACACGGCGAAGGTATCGGAGCGGCACTATCTCCGGGTGACCCAGGAGCATTTCGACGCGGCGGCCGGGGGACCGGCACAGAAACCGGCACAGATTCCGGCACAACCTACGACGGCACAGAGTGGAATTGCAGACACTGACCAACAAAAAACCCCGGGAATTTCCATCCCGGGGCACTGTACGCAACCACTGGCAACCGTAACGAGTATCCTCGACAGGATTCGAACCTGAAACCTTCGGCTCCGGAGGCCGACGCTCTATCCAGTTGAGCT